CTAAAGGTTGTGTACCCCTTTTTGAAGGATTTTTCTTAAGCTATAGGGTGGATGGATAGATTTCATTTTTGCTATATAAACAATCGCCAATGCTTCTGCATCTATCGTACTTATTCTGCCTTTCGATTGTTCAACTATTTCGGATGCGAACTCTTTAACTAAAAACTTCTCCATTAAAACACCTCATTTTTTACATTAATTAATCTATTTATGAATAACTAACAATGACCCAACTTAATTCATTCTTTCTAAAATTTTATGTTTTGGATAGTTAGTATTTAAATATTCTTTAAGACTATTTAGACATGTAATATTGTTATCGATAATGGATTTTCTTTGGTACCCATTATATAAATAAACAATATTTTGGAACTCAACAACAGAAAAAATATTATCTTTATGATCATCCAACTGGACTAAACTATCATAATGGATATCTATAGCCTTGGATTTTTTATAAATAAATTTAGTATCACCCATTGCCTTTATGAGCTCTTCCTCATCATCATTCCATTTATCCATTAGAATTAAACTAGAAAGCGAGCTATCCATACATTCACAAATCAATGTATTTCCCCCTTCGTCGTTTAAAATTACATTGGAAATACTGCCATAGAAATTATTCATTAACTCTAAAGAAATATCACTATCTTTATAAATAACAAGCTCCAATACTGCTGTTGTCTCCTTATCATTCATGTAAATCGCTCCTTATAGATTAAACCAATTATATTGTTTTTATATTAACACGAACAGACGTTCGTTTTCAAGCGATTTACTAGAGAATATTTACAAATTTAAATCTATTAGTATTTTTCGGCAAATAAAAAAACTGGTATACACCAGTTCTATAATCCTATATTGATCAAACCATAGTTAGTTTTAATAAAATCAAAATCCAGTTTATGCTGTAGGATAGAATAACTAACATAATTACTATCTTTATTTACATATCCAGTATCATATTTACTTGCAACTTTCTCTAAAATTTCTTTATTTAGTATCTTCTCTTCTTGATGCTTAAGCAATTCCCATATATACCACATCATCCCTGATACTTGAATGGTACTAGCGATTAAATTGCTATTGTCAAAGATTGATTTTGCTAAATCTAATGCTCTATTTCCAAAGGATGCCCTAAGCTGAATATCTTCTCCTTTTGCATTCGCCTTTTTAAAAATATACGTACTATCTGAAAAATATTTTTGGCCTTGCTTTGGCTGTAAACTTGTTGAAGATATTTTATCTAACCTGTCTAACCGCCAATATAATTCCTCGGATATTTCAATAAGTCGATTATATCCCTTGCTATTCGTCAATTTAGCCAGAAAGACACCGTTGTCATCTTTTAAATCTTCCATCTTTAAATTCAAGATCTCGCTATAGCCTTCACCTTTTATTCCTTCAAATAAACATAGTAAAAATACTGCATGTCTTTGATCTTCAAATAACTGCATATATGTTAATAATTGTTCTCTTGTATAACGTACAATAGATGCTTTATAAACAAACCTACTACAGTACTCCATATCAATAATACTTGGTAGTCTCTGCGATCGGTTATTTGTATAGCCGTTCATGATCGCCCAATCTATATATCTTCCAAGAAAACCGATAGATGCACTAATAGACTGCGGGCTAGGCGACTTCAAACTATAAAACAGCTCTTCCAACTCTACTTTATTCATATCAAAGATATCTTTATTTTTTTGATTTTCAAGTATTGTTGCCTTATTAAATAGTGATAAATAAGTTGTAAGACTGTTATCTTGTATATCTAACGATTTTAGATACCATTCCTTAATATCTTTATTTAATACGTTTTCTTTAAGCACCTTTTACACCTCATTCTAAAATTATTTGCTGAAATATTTTTTGGATTTTCATTCTATTACGAGAGCTGATATTACCATATTTAAGAATTCCAACTTCTTCCCACAAAGTATTAGTAATGGAGAAATCTATTTTGTCTAAGTTCATTTTTAAATTTTCAAATGGAATACTATACTCATACATTTTAGCAGCCAATTCAATGTGTCCTATAAACATTCTACTTTTAAACATTAATGAATGTTTATCCATTAAGTTTGTCTTATGGTGCGCAAAGAGGTACATCATATATTCATTAATGATTTTGGCTATATTAATAACTTCTAAGCGATTTTCTATCGAAAAACTATTATCAATCGCATTTGATAATTCAGAAAAAGTGACTACTTCACCATAAGAATATTTTACGTTGGAGTTCGAAGTAATTCTCCCCTTTAACTCTCCCTCAGCTTTTAATTCAATGACTACTTCATCGGATAATTTATCTTTAGCTAATTCTTGTAGACGTGGTTTTGGTATAGGATTTGCTTTGGCCATATCTACCTGAACTCGTTTACATTGAGCTTCCGTCATATTTGAAAAAATAACAATCATAGCACCTTCTAAATTGACTTTCTTCATATAAGCATTATAAATAGAAAATGTTCGATGTGCTCCATCTAAAACATCTAATGACGATCCCTCCAATAAGGTAAGGGATTTCTCACGATCGTCATAAATAAATTCAATTCCATTTTCACCAGAGCCAACTTTAGCATTATAGCGCAAAGTAGAGGTTATTAAATCTCCTTCTAATGCTTGTTTTTCAATATCTCGCAAAGACTTTGGATTTAGGTTCATAACCTCTATAATTCCATTTTTTATCTTTTTCTTTTTTGCCTGCCTTTGAATATTTGGATTATACATCGTAATACCACTCATCCAAAGCTTACCAATAATTGCATTAGGAATTACTGCGACATACTCATTGTGACCGGTTTTAACAGCATTCTCAAAAGTATATGGCAATGTAATTACTTCTTCATATGGTGATTCCTTTATGTACAACCTCAACTCTTTAATCTCTGATGCATTAAGCCATTCCTTTATCCAATCATCATCAGCATCATTAAATTTTATATAAAGCTGTTCTCCCAGTAATAAAAGTTCTTGCAAATTTGCTTCATATAGCCTACTCTCATCATTAATTAATTCAAGAATATTACCAATACTTATTTGATGTTTATGTAGTTGTGCGGAAATTTCATCTAATTTTAAATTGCTTTGAACCAACAAAGGAATTTTAGTTTTAATCTCATCTATTAATAACTCTTTAGTTTTCCCAACCTTCAATCCTCTTTCCTCCTCTTTTTTCCAATTATATAAATTTACTTTAATAGTAACACATAATAATTTCAATTATAATATTTTTAAATTAATTAATCCAATTATATTATCATTACCAAGAACCTGTTAAACCCCTTTTAATAAATTAATTAATTTAAAATATTGATTTATTTATTAATAAGATTATAATATAAAAGCATAAATATGGAAAAATAAAAGGAGATGGATTTGGCATGGCTTTTCAAACTAGTAAGGATACGAAATATAATCAGTTAGTATTATCTGATATAACAGTTATAAAAGAGTTATTAACTTTTAGAGGATCGATTGATGATACAAATTTTAATCAAGGTGCTTGTGCAACAAATTCTTTAAAAATGAACACAGATGTTATCAGTCTATTTGCAGATTTAGATGAATTAATTAAAAAATCATTGAATGAAGAGCAAATTAAACTACTTTCCTATATTACTAAAGATTATTCCAATTATACTATCGCAAAAATTTTAGGAATTCCTGTCAAAACTATTGGAAGTAGATTTAACACAATCTGTCTAAAAATTAAGCAAGAGAATGATAGACAATGGCGAAAAGTAACTTATATAAATAAATTAAGATTAAAAACAAAAATATGTAGTAAATGTCGTGAGTTTCTTCCTGCTACAGATGAATTTTTTAGTTTGAATAATAGCAGTAAAGATTTATTCCATTCCCAATGTAAAAAATGTAAAAAGTAAAGGCATTAGATGTTTGGGCGAAAAAATTGGATTATCCCCTACACCAGTCACCATAATAAGTAGAAGGAGAATTAATATGAAAATACAATTACCACATACGATAATTGAATTAAATTTAGAGCTTCCGATAGAAGAACGAGTGTTATACATACAATCCATTTTAGAAAATGAGAGAATTGTTTATGGTGGTGAAGAAATATCTTTAGAGATCTATTTACATATTACCTCGCAAGCTCATCATACAATCGTATTATTAGATATGCTTGGGTATTATATGACCAAGGGATATTTTACTAGGGAAGAGCTATTATTAGAAGAAGAAAGCTTAAAGTATATTAAGGAAGCTAAAAGGCGAAATAAAAGACGGAGAGAATTAGCAAAATTACTTAAAAATCAAAGTACACCACATCAATTACAAGATAATTATGTACTCTCCCACTATAAACAGAAAGAAATAAAAAAAGGCTCTCACAGACATAATACATTTTCAAATACCTCCTATTTTGAAGCTCTTACACTCGGCATTGAGGAATTAGACGAAGAATCCACCCAATGAGTGAATTAATTTAAAATACATATTAAAAATGAAATTTTCTAATAGGTCTGTATGGCTCCCTTTTACAGACCTATCATGAAGGTTTCATCTTCATAATAGTGTAACTTTTAATTTTGAGATGCAGTTTCACTAGATTAGTATGAATCCTTATCATTAAATGAAAGAAGGTGATGCCTATTGGTTGTATAAATGGATCTAACAAATTTTTAATGAAGAAACCTTCAAAGTGACACTCTTCTTTAGGAGGCTGAGGATAAAGGAGAATGAAAATTGTAAAAAACATAACTGAATTTTATCACTCATTAATCAATAATGAAAAACTTCTTCGTTTGCTGTACTACATACCTAAAGATCCATTCGATGATCCACTTGACGAATCAAAATTGGATGTCTCTCAATTACCCGAGAAAGAACAAATACTTAATAATTTAATCGTTATTGGTGATAAATCTAATGATTTATCGCTAGAAACAAACTTTTGCAGAATTTGTTTATATACAGGACCTCGGTTGCCTCAAAAAAATTATCTAAAAAACATCAATCAATTTACGGATAATCCCTACTCAAGCACCCAGCAATATATTTTTGATATTTATACACCTGATTCTGTCAATAATATTGATTTTCGTATTGATTGGCTTGGTGAAGTGCTAAATGAAGTGCTGTTTCAAGAGGATATTGAAGAATTTGGGGATTTAAGATTCCATAGTGGACTGCCCATCACCAATTTACCAAAAGGTTTCGTTGGTTATCGCTGGAGTTACATTATGCCCTCAGGACAACAACCTACAGGGTATAGATCATGAACATCACCACTAAACGGGCTTTTGGGAAACCTCTTAATTATAAAGGTTTAAATATTTATCCTGTAAAAATGAAGGATGTAGATGAATTTTATGATGCCGTGCAATGTTTACTTTTACCTAAGAATGATTTTCAGCAACCAGAAATAATTAGAATGTCCTACTTGCTCTTTTTAATTTCTGTGTCACAAAACGATGGTGGGCATGAAATTGTAGAGAAATTAATTTCATTATATCGTTTAGTTTTTAATACCGAGAATATTCATATTGCGATGAATGAAAAAGGCATGGTCTTTATGGAAATCGATGGTATTACTCTGTATGAGCGAGATTTCGATAAAATCAAGACCATTATTAGTGAACAAAATCTTATTGACTTAGATGATGATTTTATTGATCCTGGTACAAAAAAAGCCATACAAGAAGCACGTGCATTTATGGCGAAAAGAAAAACAAGACAAGCAGATTTAGAGCAACAAATCATTGCCTACCATTGTAAATCTGGTTTACCCTATCATGAAATTGAACAGTTAACTTTATACCAATTCCATAAAGGATTATCACGCATGGACTATATGGTAAGTAGCGATGCCATTCTTAACGCACGCTACTCTGGGATGATTGAATTTAAAAATGACCAAGATCTCCCCCATTGGTTAGGCTTTATTGAAGAACCGAAGAAAAACGAAGATGTCATTATTACAAAATCGGCATTTGATCAACAAATGAAAAAACTAGGGCTTGAACCTAGTTAAATAAAAAATTAAAACTAAAAGGATGGTAATTTATATGTCACAACAAAATCAATTTTTAACTTCAGTAGCAAATGTTCGTTTATTTGATCGTTTAACAGATGAATTAATTTTAAATGGTAAAACATTACTTAACTCATCTATGACTCAAGCTATTCAAACACAGGCCATTCATGCTGGTAAAGGCTCTAAAAAGGTGTACGAATTAAACTATCAGAAAGAATTAACGTTCTCTATTGAAGATGCTGCTTTTGATACTGCCTATATTGCTTTACAAAATGGTACTGAAATCAATCATCGATTAGCTGAATATTATACAGATGAAATTATTTTACTTGATGCTACTGGTAAAGGTACATTAGCTGAAACTCCTCTAGGTAAGGTACATGTGGAGCAACTAAACGGTACATTCACACAATTTATGCCAACTGGTAAGGAAATTAGTGTCCCTACATTAGCTGGTAAAGAAATCCAGGTTATCTACGCTGTTCAGGAAATGATGGATACAATTGAAATTTCAGCTGACTCATTCCCTAAAGCAGTTCGTATGGAATTAAACGTAGATATTCGATCTAACAATGGAAAAACTGGGGAAGTTATTATTGAAGTACCAAACTTCAAACCGAATGGTGCTGTAGAAATTTCAATGACACATGAGGGTGTTGCTTCTTCTTCACTAGCTGGTAGCTCACTTGCCGATAAAAAAGGAAATTACGCTTATATTAAATTGCGTAATTTATCTGAGAATAAAGTACAGTTTATTGCACTTGCTGCCAACCCATCTCATGTAGTTCTAGATTCTACAGTCGCTGGAGACAAACAACTAATTTCAGTGTTAGGTATTCGTGGGGCAGGCTATAGCAATGTATTGCTACAAAACAAAGATTTAACTTGGACATCTAAATCTCCGTCTGTCGCAACTGTAAATGCAGATGGAGTCGTTACTTTAGGATCTTCTTCAAAAGTCAATGATCAAACAATTATTGAGGTAACAGATGGTACTTACAGCGAAAAAATTATTGTAGATATCGTATAAGTGAATTAATTTAAAAAGGGTAGAATTATTCTACCCTTTTTACTTTTTAATCAGTAAAGGAGTGTACTATGACAAAACGTGAGACGAAATTAACATTGACAGATATACATAAAAATGCAAAAGAATTAAATAAAAAGCAAAAATTTTTCATTGATAAAGATCAAGGAAAATTTATTTATTACTACCCTAAATTTAGTAAGCGTAAAATAACTATTTTAATCAAAGATTTATCCGATACGTTGGCCTATGTAGAGCAGCATAAGCTAGATTTTTTCAACAATGATGATGAATTAAATAATTATATTCTATTTTTAATTATTAAACATTTTACTGACTTACAAACTGAATTAAAAGATAAATCCGTTGAACTTCATTTTGCTACTATGAATGAACTAGTTGACATCGGTTGGTACGAAATGTTCCTGCTGAAAATGTTCCCTATGCAAGAAATTTCTAGTGTTTTAGATGAAATTAAAAAGCGACTAAATGTAAGTTTTAAATATTTAGCACTAGAAGAAGAGCTCAGTCGAGAAGGACAAACTGTTGATTCAATTCTTAATGATAAAGATAATTAGAATTTTGAACTACTCCCCTACCTAATTGGGTGGGTATTTGAATATTTTAGAGCAATTATTGTCATCTAAAAAAATATGCAAATTAAAAACAGCTACCATCTTAAATAACATAGTAGCTGATTTTTCATTTGATTTAATGAGGAGGGAATATTGATTGAGTACTGGTGGTGAACAAAAAAAACCCACAGAGTTTCTAGTGGCTCTAAAAATTAACGACAGGATCTCGAAACAAAATATTTCTACATACTTAAAAAAATTAAAGAACATCCCCAATCTATCGATCAATTTAGACGTTACAGGATCAAATACTCAAATATTTAATGAGTATGGAAAGCAAATTAAAGCTTTAGAACAGCAATTAGAAGCATTTCATTTAAAGCTGCAAAATGTGGGAACTGAATCATCCGCTCCCCTTACCATTTTCGAAGATTTCAAGCAAGGAATTACTAATTCTTTAAAATCTCTCGATACTCTTAATGAAATGTTTGATGATGTACATATAAATGTGAAAGAAATTTCTAAACAGCTGGCCAAAATTCCGACTGGCGATCTTCAATCTCTACAAAATTTAGCGTCACAATTGAAAGTAGAAATGGAAACAATCTCTACAAATCAATTTAAACTCTATGGAATCCAAGAAGCGCAGCAAAATTTGCAGGCTTTAGAATCTAATTTATATAATATCTACGAACTCCAAAAAGCCTATGCGAATACTACTGATTTTGACCAATTAGCATCACAAATCACCGATTTAAATACCCAACTGACCAACATCCAGCTTGGTGAAGGTTTAAACATAGCAGGCATTTCTGATATTTCAAACCAAATTGACAAGATGAGTCAGAGTATAGTGGCATTTGGGAAAAATACGGCTGAAGCGGGTCTAAGTTCCACAGCATTTGCCTCTGCCATTATGGATGGCATTGGCCTCGCCTCTACATTTAAAACACTTGGCGAAGATATTTTAGGCACAGGTACTGCATTTGCTGGTAGAGCATTATTTGGACTCAATGCAATTGGAATCGCAATAAGTGCTGGTGGGTTGATTATAGGTAAAATACTTGAAGAAAGAAAGAAACAGATTGAAGAGCTAAAAACTGAGGAACAAGAAATATTAAAAGCATATACTTCGAATGCTAGTGAAATAGATACTCAGTTTGAAAAATATTATCAATTAGAAAATGCTATAGAATTGGGAAATACAGACCCTTCTGTTATTAGTGAATATCAAGAAATTTCTAATAGACTTGGCGAGATTCTACCTAACCTTGTTACACAAGAGGATGAATTTGGTAACAAGATTATTGGCTCAGCAGAAGCTTTGAAAGTAAAAATTGGACTGCTTAAGGAACAGCAAGCTATAGAAGCAGAAATTGCTAATCAGGCAATCCAAGATAAGCGAAATGATGATATTGATATTCGGAAGAGGTCAATCTCTGACCTAGAGGACTCACTCAATTCAAACATAGATTCAGCAGCTAGAGTTCTTAGCACTCATGCTAATAGTTCCTCCTTTGTAGGTGATGTTAAATTTTATGATAATAATTTTAAGCCTCTTCTTAAAACTGCTGAGGATTTTGAAAAAAAATTAAAAGAATTAGGTAATCTGCAATCAAAAGCTGAAAAAAGTGGTGATACAGTTCTTGCTAATTATTATAAGGAATTAAGTACTATCGCAAAAAGCCAAAAAGATATTATTGTTCAATCTGATAACGAACTAAAACAAGAAATATTATCGCAAAAAAATGATTATATAGCTAATATTGCAGATGTTATCAATGAAAATAATAAATTGACCGATAGTGTTAAAAACAATTCTGAAGCCTTTGCAGCTCAACTAATTGCTTCTGCTAATATGGATGACCTAGATACTTTACAAAATTCTTTAACCTCACTATTTTCAAACGAAAACGCCAGTTCGATTATAAATGAAATAGTAGGTTCATTCCAAAATATGGATAATTCCACTTCTGAAACTTTTGAATCCATGGCAAATAAAACTAAAGAAAATATGGAGAGTATTTCTACCGATTTATCCAAGCTTGGTTTAAGTAAAAAAGAAGTAAGTAGCATTATGGGATCTTTAAATCAACATTTCGAGGATACTACTCAAAAACAAAAAGAATTATCTGTTGAAATGAAGGTTAACAATTTAACATTTGCTGAAGCAAAAGCAAAAGTAGAAGGCTATAAAGCTGAAGTTAAGAATCTTACGACTACTCACGAAAAGCTAGCAGGAGTCTCACAAAAAAGAGTAAATGATACCTCTGACCTATTATTGGAATATCAGTTGTTAACTAACCAATTAAAAGATCATACCGAAGAAGAGATTCGTAATCTTAGTCAAAAAAGTAGTTTAACTGCCGAGGAACAACGGCTTGTTGATGTATTGAATTCTCGTGATCTAGTGATGAATAATTTAAACACCCTTTACCCGTCTCTTATTGATCAAGATGGTAAAGCAATATCATTAAGTGCAGATAAAATTAAGGCGATTCAAGCAGAAAATCATGCAAATGAAACATTATTAAAAGCTTATCAACTTGCAAGACAAGGGAAATTAAGCATTCAACAACAGAATGTTGTCGATGAGGCAAGTTTCACAAAAGCCACTATTGAAAATATAAAGAAAAATATTCAAGCTTTAAATATACTTCAAGCAAAATTACAAGAAGTTTATAATGAGCAAGTTAATAATATGAAGAACGAAGATCCTAATAGTTATACTTACGGTTACGGTGCCTATCGTTCCGGTACATTATTAGGTCAAACTCAAAGTCAAATTAATGATTACACCTCTGAATTAAATGAATTACAGAAATCATTAGACACCAATATTAGTACTATTGATAGCTTTGACACTTCTTTAGGTAAGACCACAAAAACGACTAATCAAAATATATCAGCAACAAAAAATACAGTATACATAACCGATAAATACAAACAAAAACTTGAAGAGTTAAATCTCGGAATTGAAAAACAACAAAGATTGCTGTCTAAGCTACCTGAACATTCTAGTGAGTATCGAAGAGCTTTAGAAACTCAAATTCAATTTGAAAAAGAAAAACTTCGAGTGATGCAACAGCAAGAGGCTTCTTTAAAAAATCAAATTGCTTCAGGGAAAATTCAGCAAACGGGTAATATAACAAGTAAGTCCCCCACTTCTTCCACAACTACTAATCTAAACGGTTGGTCTGGCAAAATCACTAGCGCATACGGAGGCCGTAAAGACCCGATTACTGGAAAATCGGATAATCATCTAGGCATGGATATTTCCGGGTCTAAAGGAACTCGCTTAGATGCGAATGTTGCAGGCAAAATAATAGCTAGCGGTGATGCTATTAAAAATGGCTATGACGGCTCTTATGGAAATATTGTTGTCGTACAAGATGCAAATAATTTCAAACATCTTTATGCTCATCTAGATAAAGCTATCGCTAAAATGGGTGATTATGTTGATGTGGGAACGCAAATAGGTAATATTGGTGCTTCTGGTAGAGTGACAGGTCCACATTTACATTACGAAGTGAAGAATGCTAACGGACAACGCTTAGATCCAACAAGTTACTATACTGCTGCAAAAAATGGAGCCACATCTTCTCCATCATATGCAGTTGACACGGCACAACAAGCTATTGATCAAACAAAATCTGAATTAGTAAGTTTACAGCAACAGATTTTAAATCAAAAAGATTTAGTAGAAGACCTTGAGCGCGGCATAATTGATAGTTATCTTTCCTCTTTTGAAAACAAAAAGACAACGATTGATAACTTATTAGAAACTAGTGATAACAGGTTAAGGAAACTCACTGTCACATCAGAATCCTATCGTAAAGAACTAGACAGACAAACAGCTGCTTTAAATGATAAAAAGAAAATTAACCAAAATGAAATTGCTTATCTGGAAGGCGTTATTAAGAGTGGTACTGCCTCAAAAAAGGTCATTGATGAGTATACGCAACGTCTTCATGAACTGAACAATGTCAATAGTGAGATAGATTTTGCCATTTGGGATGTAGGCTCAAAAAAAGTTGAATCCTACATGTCAAAGTATGAAGAACAACGTCAAATTCAGGATAATGTTATCGCCTATGAAAAAGCAAAACTTGGAGAATTAGATACTTCCTCTGCTAGGTATGTAAAATCACTTGTAAATATTAATAATGCGATGAAGGAAAAGCAGAATGCCAATCTTTATGAACTAACTCAATTAAAAAGCCTAGTAAATGGAAATAAAGGGTATGGCGATGGTTTACAATCTGCGAAAAAACGCATTGAAGAGTTAACGATCGGTATGAAAGAGTTACAGGTTGATATTCAAGATAGTGACTATGATATTTTAATCAATATCAAAACCCAATCGGATGAGAAAATAAATAATATAGAATCCGAAATAAATCGAGCTGAATTGATTCGTAAAATGTTTGATGAGGGTTCGGCAGATTATGAGAAATATACAAACATTATGATTAATGCCCAAGAAAGAATTGCTCAACAGCATTTAGAAACTAGAGATAATTTGCTAGAGGAATTAAAACAGCGTGATATCACTGCTGAACGTATCAAAGAAATCACAAAATTAATAAATGAAGAGTATAATGGCTATTTAAATGCCACGTTAGCTATTAAAGACTATACAAAGCAAAAGGACGATGCAAAAAAAGCCCAACTTGATAAAATTGCAGATAAAGTTATTAGTGCGTATAAAGATTATCATCAAGAACTTCGAGATGAGCAAATCAAGCAACTTGATGAAGAAATTGAGCGCGAAAATAAAAAACATGAAACAATCATGAAAAATCTGCAAGAAGAAATGGACTTATTTAGAAAACGTGTTGAAGATAAGCTAAGGCTCATTGACCGAGAAGAAGCTCAAAGAAGCTATGATATGGAGATTTCCGATTTAGAAAGTGAACGGAATGATGTACAGAGTAAGCTAAATATTTTAGCGTTAGATAATTCTTATGAAGCGAAAGCAAAGAGGAAAAGTCTACAAGAACAGTTAGATGAAATTGATAAAACAATTGCGGAAAAACGACATAACCGGGAAATTGATTTACGTAAAGAGTCTTTAAATGATGCATTAGAATCCAAAGAGGAAGAAATAAATGAAAAAATAGAGCTACAAGAGTCAGAGCATGAAAATTTAGTCAATAAAATTAATCTTGAAAAAGAACATTGGGAGTCGTACTATAGCGATTTACTAAATAATGAACGCCAATTCGCTAAAATGAGAGAAGATATCATCAACGGTCATTTAACTAATGTGGAGGCAGACTTCAATCAGTACCGAGATAAATTAAAAGCCTCACTACCCGAAATTAGCGGTACATTAGACGATACTATGAAAGCTATAGGCTTTTCTATCCGAGACAATGTTATTCTCGAACTAGAAGAAGCTCTAGATTTAATAAAAAAATTTAATGACAGTCAAGAATCAAAGGATAATGGTTCATTTGAATCGAATCTTTCCAATCCACAAACATCTAAAGGCAAATTATCTAACGCGGACTTACAAGTTCTATTAGGTAAGTTCTTATATGACCGAGTTTTGCCGAATGTTTCAGGCCAGGATCAGAGTGCCGTTAGTGAAATGGCAAAAAATTTTGCAGCAAAGGGCCGCGATAAGGCTGATTCCCGATTTACTGAAAATGGTGCTAATTTTAATGAGTCCACAAGGGTTCTTACACAAGCAGAAATGGATTCATTATCTGAGTATTTAAATAGTAATAAAAACTTGCTTGGCGGGAAATATAATAGCTTTTTTGAGCAGTTTTTCAATGAGAATTCAGGAAATACACAAGTAAATGAAAGTAAACTATCTGATGCGGACATGAAAGTAATGTTAGGCAAATTTATTTACGAGAAACTAGTACCTGAACCATCTTTAAATGCAAATACTAAAATGGCTCTAAAAAACAAAGCTGATAATCTCGCTTCAGAAGGCAGAAATGAAGATTCCCAAATCTCCGAAAACGTAACATTTGATTCTGTAAAAAATAAGTACTCATCTGAACAAATACAACAGTTAAAAACATTCTTTAATTACAAATTAGATTTGATTGAAAATCTTACAACACGTGAATTAATGAAGAAAAAAATTGCCTCACTTGACAGTGGCGGTTTCATGAACTGGACTGGAATTGGGATTGATGGTAAAGGAGGCAAAGCTATTATTGCTCACCCTCAAGAAATTATGTTGAATAAAGCTGATACACAAAGTTTGTTTAATTCAATCAATATTATGGATAGTATCATGAATAATCTATCCCCTTTCTTACTAAAGTTTACCCCATTCCAAAAATCATCCTCTGTTAGTACTGGCGATACTTATGGTGACATTAAGATAAACTTCCACATCGATAAAATGAACGGTGACAAAAACGACTTACATCGATTTAGTAAAATGATTGATGATGATTTATTGCGTAGGAAAGGAATGAGAAAGTAATGTTGGAATCTATTCATTTTATGTATGACAACATTTCATCAAAAGATATGGGTATTCAAATTGCTTCAACAAGAGGAGGTTTATTTGAAGAAAACTTTCTTCCTAGAAGGAGAATTATTGAGAAAAAAATTGCTAATAATGAAAAACCGTATTTTCAAAAGGTTGAACATGAACCCCTCTCCTTTAACTTGTCCTTTTATCTTGAAGATTGGCTTGATGACCACAATCTAAGAAAAATTGCTCGTTGGTTATTTCAGCCATATTACAAACCATTAATTTTTGACAATAATCCAAATAGAGTATTATACGCCCTTGTAGAAGGAAATTCTGCATTATTACATAATGGTTTAAAGCAAGGTTATGTAGAACTAACTATTAGATGTGATTCTCCCTATACTTACTCTCATGAACTTATTTTTAATAATATGGCATTTAGAAATGCTAATACTGGTTATCAAATTATCGACGACATGAAAAGCTTTGAACAAGGGAGTTTTTTTAATTCGAAGGTTACCTCTAATGGTTTAACGATTGATAAAGTTGATAATTCTTGGGGAGCACAATATGCCAATATCAAAAAATGGAGTGAATTTTAAATGGAAACAACAGATGGACTTAAATTAAATATTACTACCGAATCCTCTTTTGAAGATGATGATATAAAAAATACCATTGTTCAATATGGCAATAATTTTAGTAAATTAGAAAAATACTTAAAAGATTCTACTCAATCCATTGAAAATCTAGTTGATAATAAATATTATCCAATTGGTCATATTATGTGGAATAAGGTCCCTGCCTCAGGTTCATATATCGGCTGGGTAGTCACAAGAGAAGGTATTCAAGCCCAAAAATGGTTACCAAATAAAAATTACAGTATTGGCAATTTAGTAAAGCCGCCTGTAGATAATGGTGGGCTTTATGAATGCGTGGTCGATGGGAAAAGCTCCACTACCCCTCCGACTTTTATGACTTCCTTACAACAAGAATTCCCCGAGGTATCAGGAAAAATTTGGCGCAAAGAATTCAATTATGAGGTAGGCGACTTGGTATTCCCTACTAATGGAAGTAAGACATATTATTATCTTTGTGAGACAGCAGGCTACTCCTCCCCCACTGAGCCTGAATGGTCTTCTGTTCAAAACGATACAGCATTTATTGATAATTCAGTTGTCTGGAGAAAAGCAAAAAATATCATTTGGAAAAAGGTTGGCACAAATAGTGAGTTTAGACCTTTTGGAAAAATAGAATAGGAGTATTTAGAATGAAATGGGGTTCCTTAATAAATTCAACAGGCTCTTATGTATCTAAATATTATGAAATTACTAATGTTTCTTCAAAATATTTAACAACCATCCTCGCTAATATGATAAATATACATCATCAACAAATAGAGTTTCTCTATTCCCTCTCTTACGACTACAAGAATTGGACTAATTGGAAATCAATAAATTTCAGTGATAACAATTTGTTAGATGGCTATAATTTAGATGGTTTGATTTTTAGATATAAGATTGTTCTTCATGCAAAAAAGGATAACGAAAAACCTTATATACAATCTTTCTCTATCACCTTCGATCCTTGCGAATCCTTAGAAAACCTGGGCGATTTTATTGTTAAGCCAAAACTATGGATTAAGAAAAAGAATGGAAAAGGCAGTATAGAACTAACCAATATTATGACAAATCAAACTTTAGTTGTAGATAATCTTATCGAGAATGAAGAAGTATTTATTGATTGTCAAAAAGAAGATATTATTTCTGACAGGCAGCATTTAGGTGTTTATCGGTATGATGATCATAATGATGAATTCCTAGCATTAGTAATCGGATCTAATCTCCTAAAAGGAAAAGGGGATTTCGATATGGATGTTAGACATCAGTATGTCTTTTTACAGGAGTGAGGTGAAAATCATTGAAATTAGGTGAAATAGATTACCGTTTAAAACCAGATGATGCAAGGATATTTTTATGTAGTCCAGATAAAAAAACAATTGCCAGAATTAGTGAGGCATATGATATCAATTATAGTACTAAGGTTTCGGTCCTAAATGAAATTTCATTTAAAATACCTACTGTCCTAATGGAAGATGGGATTCCTTTTGAAAATAAAAATATTGATAAAATAAGAAACAGGTATCTTTTCAAATTGAAATATGGGCAAATCACTGAATACTTTTTAATGAACGAATCCAGTAAATCCTATAGTGATGATGAGTATATTAGTTATACTGCTTTGTCACTCGGTATACAATTAAGTGATAAAAATATAAGACAATTTGAAGTAGTCAGTAAAACATTGTCTCAAATTATTACTGATATTTTATCTTCCGTAAATACAAAATGGAAATTAGGCTACGTTGACAGTTCCTTCGAGGAGGTTTATCGAAGCTATGAGGTCGCATCAAATAATATTTTAGAAATTATTTATGATTTAGCAAAAGTTTGGAATGCTTTAATTGTATGGGATTCAATAAAATATGAAATCAATTTCTATAAACCGGAAAATATTGGTAAAGATAAAGGCTTCCACCTCCGTGATGGAAAATATTTAGAGTCATTCAATTTAGCGACAAACACAATTGATACAATCACTCGCTTAAAAGTGTATGGACAAGATGGCTTATCTATACATCGATTAAATCCTACAGGTCAATCCTATCTCGAAGATTACAGATACTACCTCTACCCTTTCAAACGTGAAAACGGCATTATTGTCAGTCATTCTAAATATTTAACAGATGGTTTATGCATTGCATTAGAAGACTATCAAGCGTTGGTTGAATCCTTATCAGAGAAATTTACTAATTTAACTACAATGGTCACTACACAAAATTCAATTATCCAAACAGAGGAACAAAAACTAAGTACCCTGAATTCTCAAAGAGTCCTTATTGAAGATGAATTAGATTTATCAAATGCAAATTTTCATTCCTCAACTCCAAAACATCAAGACATCATTCAACGTTTAGAGGCCAAACGATTAGAGATCTCCAATCAAGAAGCCTTTATTAGAGATTTAAACTACCAGCTTTCTGATTACGTAAATGAATTACTTGCGTTACAGGAAAAATTAACCAGAGAAAATAACTTTACAGTTGAGCAGTTAGCCGAGCTATCCGATTTTGAAATAGAAAAAGAATATACTAATGATTCAATTGTTGATGATGAGGACTTAATGGAAGACGGTAAGGAAGTATTCAGACAATATTTAGAGCCAAAAATCAGATTAGATATGAACTTAATTGATTTTCTATCCATCGTTGAATGCCAAAATGATTGGGACAAGTTAGGTTTAGGAGATATTATTAGGGTTAGATATGATAGATTACAAGTGGATATAAAAGCCAAAATTACGGAAATTACTCATGACTTTGAAAATGAAAGTATTTCTCTTGTTATCGAAAATGAATTTAATGAAGACAATAATTGGTTAGAACAGCTTAATAAAGCAGGCAATACATCTACAATTGTTCAGATGGATAAATGGAAGTGGAATTTGTCCGAGCAGAACAACGGGGCCATTAACGATATCATCAATAATAAATGGGATGCATTAAAAAATGCTGTCATGGCTGGTTATAACCAGAAGATAGAAATAAGCGAACGTGGCATTATTGTAAAAGATTTAGAAGATCCATTAAGCTGGCTTGTTATACAAAATGGATTTCTTGCTATCACCAACGATAATGGCGAGTCATGGAAACACGCAATTTCAAAGGATGGAATTTTTGGTGAGCGTATTTTTGGGAAGATCATATCTGGTGTTAATTTGATGATTGAAGATGAATCTGGTATATGGATAACACAGGGCTCAAGAACTACCATTTATAATCGACATGGTGAAGAAACCATGTATTTAGGGTTAGTTTCTAATAATAAAAAAGATGAACAAGGAAACTTAATTCCACAGGACCATGAATGCTTCGGACTTATATCGTGGAATGATGTAACAAGGGTTGCATTAACTACTTGCGAAGGGTTTTCTGTGAGTCAGAAAGATAATGAAGAATGGAAAAAGGTGTTATGGGCTAATACAGATGGTACTCTCTACTCTAGAAACATGATTGCTGAGAATATTAAGATTGTCAATAATCTTGATGAAGTGATCTTAGATGCTGAAAATAACTATTTTAATATTGGTTTATTTGACAAAATTGTAGCTGATGGCAAATTAACGACGCTTGAAAAATTAGAGCTCATTAAAGAATTATATAAAATCCATTCAGACTACAAGCTGCTTCTTCAACAGGCACAAAAATACATACGGAGTGAGAGAGATAATGTTTCAGATATTGACGGTGCTTTTAATACTGCAACTCAAACCTTCCCTACCGTTTACTCTACTACAGACAGGTATTCGACGAGTGCCATAAAAAATGCATATGTAGAGTTAACAACTTACATGTCCAATTATATCAAAATCATAAATACTGGTTACCTTGAATCATCCTTCTTAAATATTGATATGACTGATCCACTGACAGAATCCACGAGTCCCATTGAGAATCGTGGTATTTTTGTGCAGAAATTTAAAAATTACTATGATGAAGCGACTAGATTAAGACAAGAAATTGAGGATTCCTTATTCTATTCAGGTCTCACAATGGGTAGATATCACAACAATCTCATGATGAATGATTTTGGCTTTATCGCTGTTCGGAATGATGGGAAGTATCGAGCTTATCTAAATGCCACTAATGGACTTGCGCTGCAGAAATGGGAAAATGGGAAATGGGTTAGTAAACTATTTGCCACTTTAGGTGACTCTAAATGGGAAGACGGAACACTATACGCCGAAGGATTGGTAACAAAAAATCTTCGAATTGTAGATGGTGACTTAGGTGATGCCATTACTCTAGATTGGGACGAAGGTATTACCATTAATGGGAAAAATGGTGAAAAAATCAGATTAAATGCTAATGAAGCTATCTCCATTTATGTCGATGGTCAGAAGAAATTTTACGTAGGGACAGATGGAAGACTTTATGCAAAAGACATAACTACGCACAACCTTAAAATAGTTGATGGTTTCTTAGGTGAAAAGATCATCTTTGACCAAAATGATGGTATCACTATTAATGGGAATAGCGGTGAGGAAATTCGCCTAAATGCTAATGAGGGTATTGCAATTGATGTCAAACATGAGCCTAGATTTTGGGTCAGTAAAGATGGACACTTGTATGCACGAAAGCTTTTCATTATGAATGGTGAGCTAGATGAGTCGATTCTTGAAGAATTAGCTGACGATGATAGCTTTATCTCTGATTTGACGGTTACTAGACTCAGAACTTATGACCCTAAGGACCCTGATAATTATGTCCATATTAAACAAAAATTTTTAAGATTTATTACCAAAAATGGTTCATCGGAAAATGTTAAATATGAAATGTATTTTGAGGGTTCAGGATCACAAGCCTACCCTATTGCTATTTGGGGTAGTGGTTCAGGTAATAATACTAACAATAATAAAGCTAAGCAATATAAAACCTCTCAAGGTTTCTTTACTGAGTATATAGATGAAACTGGTGAAAAACACTCTATTAATTTAAACACTGAAAGCACAAAATCTATAGAGATTAATTCACCTAGGACGGTATCTATTAAAGGTGGGAGCGGTAGTATCACAATGAATAACTCACTTTTAGAATTAAAATTTGGAAGTAATACGATGACTATGTCTGCAACAGGCATTAAATTAAATGGTACTCGTATTGATCTAAACTAAGGAGTGTTAGCATGCCTGAAGTATCAGTAAGAGGTAATAAAATAAGTAGCTCTATTGCTAGTAAGCACGTTAAAGTAAGGAAACCTAATAAGCCCCAGTGTGTTCCAGAATATATAGATGGTCAATATTATGGAGGCTATTGGGTGGGAGATGTTTGTTTTGGTATCGAAATCCCACCTAGCTCGCCCTATGATGAGCTAGATATCGACGCAACTGTGGAAGGGACCATTGATGATGGAGCACCTACTGTTTTTGTGAATGGTAAGGAAGTTGCATTTTCAGGTGCCAAAACACAGGAACAAGATTCATATACTGTTCCAAGTGGCTGGTCTTATGTCAGCGGTGGACATTCTAGTGCCAATGGTTCTGTAAGCTCAGGTAGTTCCAAGGTATTTGTGAGTGGTAAACAGCTTGCTAGAAAAGGTGATTCTGTAAGAACACATGCAAGCTCCAGTGCTTCTATACAAGAAGGATCTAATAATGTGTTTGCCAATTAAAATTCACTTGGAAAGGAGGTGAGAAAATTGTCACTACCTACTAATTATTTAGAATTTAATAATCCTATTCATATCGTTTGGCGAAAAGGAACACCCAACGACCCTTTCATCGATCGACTAGATATCGCTCGTGTTGTCAATCAACGTGTTTTTTTATTAGAAATTCCTGATGAAATGTATAAGGTTAGAATTTCAGGTATGTTTGAAATTAATTATGAAAAATTCATCAAGCACAACTTAGAAAAAAATGAATTTTATGTAGACTATACTAATGGTTTTGTTTATTTCCATGCAGTGAAGGAAGCAGAAACAATGTCAATGGTGTACAAAGGAAGAGGATTAATCCTTTACCCCTCTACACGAATTGTCCATTATGATGGTACCAATTCTACCGAAACACTTCACGAAATCATTGAAAGAAGTAAAATACAAGTTCAAGATCTAATTGATCGAACAGATAACTATGAAGAATACTTAAAAAAACTGGTCATTGCTATTAATGAATCCAATCATGCCACTGACCAGGCTTTAATTGCCACTCACAATGCTAATGAAGCAACTGAACTAGTAAGAGATGCATACGAAACAACAGTTTTAATTTATCAACCATTTGTTCATACATATGATGACATTGCTAAAAAATTCCCCCATCCTGAAGTTGGATGGACAACACAGGTTTTTGATACAGGCATACGTTATCGTTGGAATGGAAAGGCCTGGATTCCTATCGATGCCTTAGGTGGAAATGTACCTTTAGCCAACGAAGTAATAAATGGATTAATGAGTAAAGAACAATTCGTAAAGCTTCAAAATATAACTGAATTTGTAAATGAGAAAACAATTGTATTCATTATTCCAAAAGATATTTTGCAAGGCGTTCAAGACCCACATATCATATTTGATTGGGACGGTGAAATTGTTGATATTCAAGCATCGATTTCTATTTTAGGTTCAATGCCTACCCCTATTCAAATACAAAAATCATCGAACTTCATTGATTGGTTGGATATTACAGTCAACCCAGTAATCATTGATGAAGATCGTTATTTAAATAATCAAGTATATACATTAATAAACAGTACGGTGAAGAAAGGAGATGTGTTTAGACTATACATCCCTTCTTTTTCTGTTGATGCACAAAATTTATCTGTCAATGTAAAAGTAGCATTGAAATAATTTATAACTCACTCATAATACCCTCACAATTTAATTTAAATAATACAAGGAAAGTAGGAATTTAAAATGACAAACCAACCTCAAGTATCATGGTATGAAGGTGCTAACACAAAAGCAAGCGAAGTAAAAAACACAGTAAACTACAATACTGTTGATGCAGATTCTCATTCACACATAAAAGTCTTTTATATTTGGAATAATCGTGGTGGTACAGAAGATGTTTCTAAGATGGAGGAAGTAGTTTTCACTACCCGTGACCGTCAAGGTGGGGATGGTAGCCAAGGGAATGTCGTTGAAGCTGTTCGTGACAACTGGTTTCATGTGCGTGTTGATAGTCTGAATGAAACAGGTTGGACACCTGTTGGTAAAGGTGGCGTTAATACAGTCAACCCTTCTGGAACTAAGGATTTAGGAACAACAGGTACTACAACAAATGTGAACGCTGCGACTGCTCAAGTTTGGTCAGCTTCTAAGGCTTTGACATTAGATACTTATGTTCAACCAACAGTAGCCAATGGTTTCATTTATAAAGTAACAAAAGCAGGTACTACAGATGTTACAGAGCCTACATCATGGGTGAAAGTTGAAGGAAATCCTGTACTTGATAGATCGGTAGAATATATGGCTATTCAAATTGAGAAAAAACCTAATGCAAAAGAGATTTTAGGTTTAGCTAACAACACTGACGTTAATGGTAGTAATGCAGACTTAGCAGGCGGTAACTTTGTACAGATTTCTGTTTTCGCAGATGTGCCTATGACCGCTTCGGCAGGTAAAAATCTGTTAATGCAACGCGTTTCATACCGTTATGTATAAAAGGAACAAAATCATGTTTAAGAAATAAAATAATTATTTTAAAGGGTAAGGGGATTCCTCCCCTTCCCTATTTTTTATGGATTTATTAATAGAAAAACTTCAATGCAATGAAGGAGATGATAAAAATGTTATTTTCAAACTCAAGAAATGTAAAAGCAATCGGTATTCCTTTTAATTGGAATGCTGATTATGTAAATGGTAAAAACTATGCTGAGTATGACCTACTCACGCATAAAAAAAATGATTATTATTTAATTCAGAGAAATCAGGTCCTACGTTTTGGTTTGTTTGGTCAAGGAATGAAACTGTTCTTCGAAATGACCGATGGCTCTTTTAACCTAAGTGGTAAAAGAATTGAAATCGAGTATATTGATGAAAACGGAAAAACGTTTCATTTAACAACAAATTTTGCAGACAAAGACCTTATTACATATAAAGAAGCTTACTCGGACTTCAATGGTGTACAGGGTGCTGTACAACGCTCAGATATAAAGTCCATTAATTTTGGCTATAAAACAACTTACAAGAAAGATGATGTTCAATTATTCTTTCAGCCTATTGTCTCAATTCCCTTTAATAAGAGTGCGTTCATTGAAGTTAAGCTAACTTCCAATAAAACAATGGACGGTCATTTGGTATTCAAAACAAGAGGGATTGAGGTGGAACGCTTCTATGCCCCTGTAGAAGCCAATCGAGCAGGTCAAATTAATTGGACAATCAAATAATAGAAAGCGAGGAAATACATGATGAAACGATTTTGGTTACATCTTCCCGATAAAAATGATTCCTTAGAAATAACAACCGCCAATAACAAGCTATCTTTATTTGAGTCTTCAAATGAAAAAGTTTACACAATAGAAACAGGAAAACATTCACTAAACAAGCTAATAGACGACCTTGTTAAAAACGGTTTAAACGCCAAATTTGGAGAAATTAAAGCACCTAAGAATAAAAAACTATTGGTGTTGTTCTTAGATAATTCATATACAAACATAAGTGGGAGTTTTGTTACTTTTATGGGTGGCATCGAATCTATTGATACAGGCGATAGACAAGATGACCATATAATCATACTCAACAATTAAGAAAGGAAAATGCACATATGGCTCTTATAGGTGGCAATACAGAGAAGAAAAAAATAGGTTTATCGATTGGTGTCTCCGGAACACATGATAAAACAAAGATCAACAAAGACACTGGTTTTTTAGAATTAGTTGATATTGATGTAGATGGTGAAGGAAGACCTATCTATGTAGAGCAAGGGTCGTGGACTTCTGACGTTATTAATCTAGGAGATATTTTTCAAGATTTCGAGAAAGTATTTACAGACAGTAAAGTAAATGGCTCAAGTTCTTTCGCAGTGTTAACTAGAGTTTCATCAAACAATTATGATTGGTCGGATTGGGTTGCTATTGCGGAAGATGGAACTATTCAATCTGATACTAAACAGTACATACAGGTGAGAGTAGACTTATTTGCAGGGTTTGTAACTGACTTATTCTTTATTGCTAAGAGAGACTTTAATATCAATGAATTTCTAGAGGAAAAAAACGCTAAAGCAGGTAGTTATATTACCCCTAAATTAACATCAAATATATTCTCTGTAGAAGGATTCGCTTTTGCTTCTAGTTTCTTTAGCACTAGCTTTAACGCTTGGCACGCTTTTGATAAGAGCAATGCAACATATTACTCATCTGTTGCAGGAGAGAAGATTGGTTTTCTAGGATTCTATTTTAATACAAAAAAGAGAGTCGCTAAATATAAGCTTACAAGCTCTAGTGCTAGTGGTCAAATATCATATATGCCTAAAAGTTGGATACTTCAAGGGAGCAATGATACAACAGATGGTGCTAATGGAACATGGTATAACTTAGACACTAGAACCAATCAAATTTGGAGCGCAGTAAACACCACAAAAGAGTTTGAGATTCCAATTGGCAAACAATATCATGCTTACAGAATAAACTGGTCTGAAAACAATGGCAATGCTTCATACACAGGAATAGGAGAATTAGATTTCTATGAAAATGGAACAACTTCACTGAGTCTTAAACGTGATTACACTTATGATAAGGAATTAGATTCAACTTGGTCAGACACAGGAAGTTTACACAGAAAAAAAATCACTCGTAGCCAATGGCAAAGAATAGATAAAATAGAGGTGGTGAATAATAAATGACAACATGGAATCCTATTGAAAAAGGCGTTATCACAACTCTCAGCAACGGAAACTTAACTGCCTACGACATACTCCAACATAGCTCAGTTAAATCCACTGACCCAAAAACTAGCGGAAAGTGGTTTTGTGAAGTTAAAGTGGATGCACTAAATTACAACTGTATAGGTATAGGTTCATCTGACCTACCAATGACTAACTCAATAACCACATCTGTTAATTATTTTTATTACTATTACGATGGTAGAAAATCTAATAGCAATTTACCTACTTCTTACGCTCCTGCATATGCAGTTGGAGACATTATAGGTATTCTCATAGATTTTGATAATGGTACTCTTACATTCTTTAAGAATGGCGTTAATTTAGGAGTAGCATTTGACAATATTAATAAGCTCACAGACTTCTGTATTATAGCTTCAAGTGGAACTACAACTGGACATGGTGGATTTACTGCTAACTTTGGTGAAACACCTTTCAAATATACACCTAACTATAATGACCTACCTTTAGGAACTAAAAGCTACGATGATTCAAAATTTATTTCATATGAAAGTAAATCATTTATTTTACACAATGGAATATACAAAAAGTACAATGGAAAAATACCTTCTGATGGAGGACAAAAATTAATTTTACCAATGACCAAACCTTCACAAAATGGTATTACTATTACACAATCAAGTTATGATGTCACTTATTATGGCTATCTTGCTACTAGTCCTACTAGCGGTTGGATTTCTAGTAGTGTGGCAACACCTACTAACCCTGAATGGATTACTATTGACTTCGGTTTTGGGAATGAAAAAGTAGTTACAGCATATGAAGCAAAAACTTATGCATCAACAGCTTATATAACAAAACATAAGGTTCAAGGCTGTAACAATGGTACTGATTTTGTTGATTTATTAGATATTAAAGAGTCTATACCAAACTCTGTGAAAAAATACGAGTTTACCAACGAGACAGCTTATAGATATTACAGATTATACGCGTATGGTAGCTCAGGTGGGAACGGTAGAGCTTCATTGAATGGTTTTCAGTTAATTCAAAAATCTACACCTGTCATAAACCCTTTTTGGTCAGATTTCTCAATAACACCTCCTAGTGCAACTCAATTCTCAGAACATGGAATGGAAAGTCTAGCACCTTTTGCTAGAGTAGTCACAGCGCTTGACCCTACTGAAATGACACAGAAAAATGACATTCTAGGTGTTGGTGAGGTTGGCAAGGTGTTTAGCAAAACTATTGACTTAAAGAAATACCTTGATATTAGAAGTATTAAAGTTGAGGTGAGTTTATGAGCAACAAAGTAAAGGTAACATTAGACCCTATCAATATAGGAAGTGGTATTACACTATCCAATGAAAACCTAACTGCCGTAATACCTAGCCTAAGTAGCACTACTAGAGCAACGCTAGGTAGAGATAGTGGGAAATGGTATTGGGAGGTATCATTTTCTAGTTTAACGTATTCTCAAGTTGGAATATCTAATGACCTAGCAGGCGTTGGCAATACTCACCTAAGTACAAATGCAAGAAGATACAGTAGTGGCGGAAATAAAATTCCTGAAAACACAAAATTTGGAACTTTATACAGTAAAGATGATGTAATTGGTGTGTTCATAGATTTAGACAGTGGCATTTTAAAATTCTATAAAAATGGTATATCACAAGGGATTTCTCATACAGATATAAAATCCTTAGGTCTTGTTTATCCTTCTATAACAAGTGGTGCAAGTAGTGGTGGATGCACTTCTACTATAAATTTTGGTGCAACACCTTTTAAATTTTCACCATCTGACATACCTAATGGGACACATTCTTACGATGGAAATATTGCTATGGTAAACTTTTTTCTTCTCCAATCTAGAAACAAGACATATGCACTTGATTATAAAGATGTGTTTGAACCATTTGTAATGACTTCTTATACAACACCATCACCATATCAAATAACATCTAGTGGTGACTATAACTCAGACTATGCTTGTTGGAAAGCTTTTGATGGGAAAAATACTAATTATACTGACTCATGGATAACAACCAATGGAAGTCCTTTGGGTTGGATTCAAGTCAATTTTGGTATTAATAAAGTGTATAACCAAATATCTTTCACAACAAGAAACTACACTGACAGTAACACTACTGCACCAAAAGAGTTTAAGATATTAGGTTCTTTTGATGGTGTTTCTTGGACTGAGTTAGCATTAATACAAAATCAAACAGGTTGGAAGCAAAATGAGACTAGGATATTCGAGTTTAATAACTCAATTGGATTCCAATACTACAGGGTTCAAATCACAATAGCAAACTCAACATCATATTCTGCAATTGGTGAATTGCTTTTTGGATATAAAGGTGTAGCCTTAGTAAATCTTCCTAGTAAATCAGCAAGAAATTTTATTGGTTATGGGCAAGTAACGAAGCTAGAAGGTCTTGATAAAATTATAGATGTAGTAAGCTATGTGGTACAAGATACTAAACTAAATAACACGACAATAAAACAAATTGATAAAAAACCACTAGGTATTAGTTTTGATTGAAAATGAGGTGATAAAATGGCGGTAAAAGAGATAGCTTTCAAGTGTACTAAAGCAAGCACATACTACACTATTGGTGGGATTAGACTATACGATAAAAATGACAAGATATATCCTATAAAGTTTTCTTCAAAGAATGGTCTAACTTCTAATATATTCTACATTCAGGGAACAGATATTACAGGCACAGTTAGTACAACTAATAGTTATGGTACTTACTATTTTATTGACTCTCCTTTTGATACTGATAAATCAATTGTTACTAGCTATCCTAATACGAACTATTGGCTAAGTAGTTCAGCAGATACAATAAAAATTACTTTTAATAAACCTGTGAAAATAAGTAAAATTGATTTTGTTCCTTATTGTGGGAATGGTGCAGATAGAAAACAGAACGCAATTGAAATAATTGTAAAAGATGAATCTCAAAACTTATTGCTACAAGAAAAATGCAACACTTCAACCTATGTGGAGAACCAAGTCTACTCAGTGTTAACACCAACATTAACTTTTTTAAGAAGTGTTTTACTAAAATCAAACGATAGCATCTATTCTTATGAATCAAACAATGTTAAACATGTAACAAAAATGACCTCAAACACAACACCTTCACCCCTAGTTGCAAGTGCTAGTAGCATATATTCATCAAGTTACCCTGCTTGGCTTGCATTTAATGGTACTAGAACTGATGTAAATAATTGTTGGATAACTTCATCTTCTTTACTAACAGACCAATGGGTACAAATTGATTTCAAGGATAAAAAAAGAGTGAGTCATATTGAAGTGGTTGGAATGGGTGTCAATCCAACATCAAGCCCAAAGAATTTCACTGTATTTGGCTCAAATGATGGAATTTCCTTTTATCCTATACTTAAAATAAACAATCAAACGAATTGGGGAACATTTGAGAGTAGAGGATTTAATTTTAATTATGTTGTGAATTATCGCTATTATAGATTCCACATACATGACAACAACGGCTATGCATCATACTCAGGTGTCGTTGACATAGTTTATTCACATAAAGGTTCAGCTCTTATGAAGCTAAACAATTCTTCAAAAAAATCTTTTGTTAACTATGGGAACACTAGATTATTTGATATGAATAAACCTATTAAAGAGGTTGACTATGTTTTAGAAGGTAAATACACAGATAATTTAGAATATATTCTGATAAAAAAAACAATAAAAAGAAAACCACTCAGCATTAGTTTTAACTAATGCTGTTTTTTATTTCTACAATAAGAAAGGAATGATTAAATGTCGAGAAATTATTATTTTTCACAAGGTAATGGAGCAATTATTTCTGAGGAAGGCTCACGAATACTCATAAACACAGCAAGTAAGAATTTCAAAATGAACTCACCATCAAAAGCAAATAATTTCGCTATAGAGTTTGAAGTACTGTCAACAACAGGAAACATTGCACTAGGAATCGGAGAATATTCTACAGCTTCAAGTAGATTAGCATATACTGGAAGTTATTCAACAGGTTTTTCTATTAATTTTTCTGATGGTGTTCTTTATCACAATAATGCTATTGTTGCTACTTTAAATGATTTTAAGGCGACATTAGGTGATGTATTAGCCATAAAAGTAAATTTAAATAAAATCGCTACTTTTTTTAAAAACGGAAGATTAGTTTATTCATACACTATTCCATTCTCATACGAAAAGTTGATATTCGAGGCAGGTACTGGAACACAAATCAATGGAGAAATTAGAATTAATTATAAATGGGTATACAACTACAGCTCTCCAAGATACGATGGAATGTTAGGAAATTACCATGTTTTAAATAATCCAAAAGTAAATAAGTATTATTCACTATCAGGCAACACTCTTATTCACCTTCCTGATAACACAACTGAAAGCATTATTGAGCATGGTGTTGAACAAGGTAAATTTATTCAATTAGATGTACCTTTCATTAAACATAAATACTTTAATAACACACCTGTTGATGGTACGAGTGGTAAAGTGTTTACACACGATATTGGAGTAATTAACACTTTGAGTATTAAAGAGTTTGCAAAGAACAAGGATTTTAAGCCTTTATACAATTGGTATAACACAAAAATGACTGCTAATAACGCTCCTTCTCCCTTAGTAGCTTTTGCTAGTTCTGAGCAGAGTGCTACTTTTTCGGCTTGGAAAGCATTTGATGGAAATGTCATGCCAATAGATAATCAAAGTTCTTGGTCAGCTTCTATAGCTAATAGAAACGGTACACTAGCTCTTAATTTTGGTTTTAAAAAAAAGTTTGACTGTATTCGTTTGACTGCTTTAGAATACACGACATCTCCAAAAAACTTTCAAATACAAGCTACCAATGATACCACAGGTACTTGGACTACCCTATTAAATGTTACCAATGAGGTGTGGAGTCAATCAATATCTAATGAAACTAAGGTTTATACTTTCGACAATACAACAGAGTATCAATATTATATGATAGTCATTACACAAGTAAGCGCTCCTAATAAACAACCTATGGTTACAGAATTAGTCTTTGGAAATGTTAAAAGAGAGGTGAATTAATATGGCATCAACAGAGCAACTAATGACACAGTATGGTGTCGCATGGTTTGGTTTTGATGAAGCTAGTGGTAATGTATACGATAAATTAGGATTGGGTAGTTATGTTGGAACAATCACAGGAGCAACGAGAACTCAAGGATGGAATAATGAAGGTTCTGCTATGAGTTTTAATGGTAGTAATCAATATATTCAATTTAATAACAGTATCATTCCTAGAGGTAAAAAAACAGTTAGATTTAAAATGAAAAGTGGTCAAACAACAGCAGGAAGAATCTTAGTTGACTACACTACAACTAATTCTATTGGTTGGTTCATTCATGTGGCAGATTCTAAGCTAATAGCCGAAGTCTATACTGGAGTAAGCAATATAGTTTCCTATCCTATCTCAGACAACCTTTGGCATGATATATTTATATCCTATGATGGGAGTAAGTTAAAGCTATATGTTGATGAAATGACTAGTCCAAAGCAGGTCGTTGATGTTGCAGAAGTAAATTGGACTACAACACTTTGTAGAATAGGGTCTGGTAATAATGAGCGATATTACAATGGGCAAATTGACGATTTACAAATCTACAACAAAGCTCTCTCCCCTTCTGATTTCACTCAAAAACGCTTAGTCGTTAAAACGACAGACAATAAAAACCTTGTTTTATCTCCTACCTCAGCTCGTGTAAAAGAGATTCCTAACACAGCAGAATATATGATGTTAGCTCAAGGTGGTATAGTTAGAGAGATTGACTCAGCAGTCGATAGCCAACCAATTGATTTCACTAAACCTACAACTGAATATGAGCTTGTAACTAATAACAAAACACCATTAGGAAAAGGCAGAATGTTTACAATTCCTATTGGTACTGATTATAAAACAGCAATGATTGAGGACAACTATTAATTTGGTTGTCCTTTTAAATATGGAAAAATAATGGAGGTCAATACAATGGCTAATAGTAAGGATAATTTAAGCAAGTATGGTAAAGCCTTTATCGGTTTTGATGAAGCTAGTGGTAATGCTATGGATTCCATTGGTGGGAATACAGGTACTATATATAACACCCCTACTCGTGTAACAGGTTGGAATGGTAAGGGCTATGCTATGAGTTTTAATGGCACTAATCAGTATGTAGAGTTTAATGGAAGCTTGGTTTCAGTAGGAGTATTTTCTATTAGATTCAAGCTCTACATTACTTCTTTAACATCTTCATCTGAGAGAGCAATTCTTGACACAATGGATTTTGTAGCTAGTACCAATTCAGGGGTTACAATACGCTTAGAAACAGATGGAAAACTAGGGGTCACTATAGGTGGGGATAGCACAGGTAAATACGCTCATGTAAATACTGTAGCACCTATAGCAACAGGAATATGGAACGATATTTTAGTTACTTATGATGGAACAGCAACGGCTAATTGTTTAAAAATATATATCAACGACTTATCAACACCATTACAACAAAATATAGTAACAGGAAGTTTTGATTTTGTTGGTTTCAGTTCACATAAGTACAAGCTAGTCATTGGTAAAAGAGCAGTATCAGCAATGAACTACTTCAATGGTCAACTAGACTCAATTGAATTCTACCATAGAGTAATCTCCACTACCCCTGACAAATACCTAGTCCAACACAACTCACAATACAAATACCATGATGGCACTTCTTGGAAATCAACAACACCAACAGAAGAAAACTTCATCCAATATGGTATGAACAACCTAAACCATATTACAGAAAAACAATGGAAAGAGTTATCAGAAAATAAATCAGTAATTATGTGGTCTGATTTAGAGGATAAGCAATTTGCATCTGTTGTATTAAACAAAGAGAGCTTTAAGGCACAGGATTTACTAGGTGATTCAGCTCAAGCAATTTACTACACTGATTCAGACACTACTAAGATTGCCATAGAAACAGGCGTTGACCCATATAGTATCTATGATTATATTGGTGAATTACCTACAGTAGCCATTTATACAGAGTCTAATGATGATATTGTTGTATCGACTAATGTTGAGCCATTTGATATTTATGATGAATTTGGTGAAAGTGTTGAGGTTCTTTATTACACAGATGATGAAACTGTAGCAAATGCTGATTTAATCCTTGAAGCTAATTGGTCGCCTATAGATGAACTGGAAGGTGATTTTGAAGTAGTGACATGGACAGATGAAGGTTCTGACACTGCTAAACGAGTGCTTGATATGAAAGCAATACCACAACCTCAATTCGTTAAATTAGTTAATCCTAAACGTTTGTATGGTTCTTTAGATGATGTATTTTTCAATGATATTTCACAATCCTATCGTGATGAAGCTCGTTACTTTGTCGGTGGAGAAACACCTGATAAATGGTATGTATGGGACAAAAAAGAAAAGAAATTTGTTGTTGCTGATGCTTCAAGTCCACAAAAAATCATGTTAACAGGCATGACTTACAAAGAATTAAATATTATCACTGATATGCAATGGCGGACATGGACAAGTGACTACATTAATATTGGTATGTTTATTACAGACAACCCTCGTGACACAATCAAAACAATTGTCGAAGAAATCTCGTTCGAAGACTATCTCCCTCGTGATACGACAACTATTGAAAACTCGAGTCTATACATCTTAAACACTACTGCTAAAATTGACATTTCCTTAGACGCAAATGTTCTTAAGGCTGTGTTAAGTGATGATGATTTAACGCGTGTTCAATTTCGTGTATTACTAAACAATAGTTACTACTACCCTTCTGATGGAAGCTTTACTAAACTAGGTGAATCCCCTCAAAATATTGAGTTAGCGATTGGTAGTAAAGACATTAGGATTGATAATTGGAACACACTTAAAGTAGAGTTCCAAGATTTCTTTGGTACTACTGATTATTGGTCTACTCAATTCATGGGAACCTATACAGGTCTTATGTTCAAAGATGTTTATGGCCAATACTTCTCTAGTGAAATCGGTGAAGTCCTTAAATATCTTGATTTTGGTATCATTATTGCCGGCCAAACTACAATTGAACATGAAGTATTCCTTAAAAACCAATATGGCTATGATATTAAAGATATTCACTTGTATGCTAATACAGCAAATTTCCCTACAGGAATGACTTGTGAATTTAGTACAAGCTCATCCCCTTTTACACCTCAACCTGATTTAAGACTAGGTGGCGTGTTAAAAAACAATGAAGAAATTCCATTTTTCATTCGACTAAAATCTGAATTAGGTTCAACGCCTGACGTTAACGGTTCATTCGACATTATCGTGAGAGCAGACAAAGCCTAATCACAATACAATGTGATAAGGAAGTGAGATTATGGAAGATCAAGATTTTGGATTAGAAACAGACATTTCCTCTCGTAGAAATGAAATAGTAACTGAGAATACAATACCCTTTGATAAATCCTTTGAAGTATATACTGAAATTGAAGTAAGTCCTCACAACAGTTTTAAAGCAACATACAAACTAATTGGTGTAGGGAAAATAGAGCAAGATGTTGAGATTATAGCTAGACCTTTAAGTGAAAGTAAAGTACTAACTGAGCTTATTTCTCGTGCTTTAGACGCTAGTAATAAAGATACCTATTTAAACATCATGTATCGTGGGAACTCAGATGTTTATACGGAGATTCAGCCTATTGGTTACAATTTCTTAGAAGCAGAAATTGAAGTGCCACCACATAATAGAATGTATGCCCTTTATGAAGTTCAACAACCACCTATCGTTACAGATGTGTACAATTCTACCCAAGATGCTTTCACAAGAGAGGAAACAGCATACCAAACAATCAACTATGGCAGCAATTCTTCTATGGTTGTTGGTCGCAGTAAGGATGATATTTGGCGTTCATTTGTGCAATTTGACTTATCTTCTATTCATCCTTCTTATGTGCTAAAAGAATCCTATTTACGTCTATACTATAAAGGTGAAGCTCCTGAAAACCTTAAACTAGAAATACTAAATGCTAGTAGCGAGTGGTACGAAACTAGCATTACTCACCTGAATCGGCCAATCCCTATAGATTTAATTGCAGACGAATTCACTATTAATAGGAATCAAGGATACATCGAATTTGATGTATTTAAAATTGTTGAAGCTTGGGTTGCTCTTGAAAAAAATAATAATGGTTTTATTATTCGTTTATCCAATGAAACTGCTTTTGGACAGACAATTTTCAATACAAGGGAAACTTCTTCCCCACCTGAATTAATTGTAAAATATTTCGATTCAAGAATATTTTCTCAAGGAAGAAGCCAGCAACCTACTGAAATCTTTGTCTATAAAAGAAAGCATTCTGAATGGTTTACTGAGGTCACTGTTGATTCCATTTTCAGTTTCGATAAGTTAGATACTGAAATCTATGTTCACAGACTAGAAGTTCCTTTAGATTTTGAAGCACAAGCTGAAATCACCGTCACCAAGCCATATGTTGAGACTGAAATCATTTCTTCGATTCGTGAAGAAGACGAAATTTTGATTGAAATTGGTGCCAGAAGACCACTTAATAAAGA